TTTGTTTATTTGAATATTGATTAGGTTTTGTAGGTTGAACTGTATAGCTATTATAATTAGTACTAGATGCTTCAATAGGAATTTTTTGAGTACTTGTAATATAAACAGATGAATCATCATTATTTATATTTTCAGCTACAGGTACCCAACCTTGTTCATCTTGTTTTCCTTGTCCATTTCTAATAATAGTAATAGGATCACCATCTGTTCCAGTTTCTGACCAGTTATTAGGTTTATTTTTTACTGTTGATCCAAATCTAATACCATTACCCCATCTACCTTCATAAATTATATCTCCTTCAAATGGTAAAAGTGGATGAATATTGGTACGTTCTTTGAAAGTATCACCTAAATTAATTTCAGTAGATTTATCAGTAACTCTTCTTACAGATCCAACACTTGTTTGAGAATAATCTTTTTGTTGTTCTGGGGAAAGATTTTTAGTATTAACTGGATATGCGTTATGGTGAGGGTGATTCCAAACCCCTACAATATTAATATAATATGCTGATGTAGATGTTGAATTAGCTCCAATATTAGTATTAGGTAAATTTATTATATAAACTATTTCGTTTATTAATGGGTAATTTTTAATATTAGGAAATAATGGTTTAGCTATACCTAATCCTGTTCCTGGGTTATTTACTGATGAATATTCGATAGTTCCTAATCCATTCCATTCTCCATATTGAAGAAATTTATCATGATCAGTTTCGTCTAATATTATAGAAGTAACTCGCCCTTCATTAATTAACCCATTTAGTCCAGCGGCTAATTTTTGAGCAAAATTATTAGTAGGATTAAACTTACTATTAAGTCCACTAAAACCATATGGGTTACTCATTATTTATCTTTATTTATTTTATCAATTTCTTTCATTAACTGTTCTTTTTCAGCATCACTAATTCCAAATTCACTATCACTTTTACCAGTACTATTAACAGTTATACGTTGAATAATAGTAGCTAATTTAACTAATTGATCATCATTTTTAACGTCAATTTCTAAATATTCTTTAATTAAAGGAACAATTAAAGTAGCATCACCAATATCGTTAATAAGAGGTTTTAATTCATTAATTAACGCATTTATTTGTTTTGATTTTTTCTTTTGATTTTCATAAATTTCCTCTAATATTGAAGAAAATTTTTTATTTTTAAAAACCTCAAAATCTAAATTGCTCATAGTAATTTAGTTATAAATATTTATCTATTAAGGAAATTTGATATAACCATTCTCTAAATAGAAAATATAGCTATCTTTATAGATTTTTCTTAAAATATTAGATATTTTAGTAATCTTAATTGTCTTAGCATCTACAATTTCACGTCTATAGATATATAGTGCTTTTTTATTAAATACCTCAATACCATCTCGTTTACGGAATAATTCTAAGATAGCGTCAGCTATTTGAGCATCATTTTTATTTGGAAATAAATCATAAATATTATCTGAACAGTATTTAATATATTGTTCTGTAAAATCAGATAATTTTTCAATTTGATTACCTTTATCTAATTCATAAGAATGATTAATATCTTCTTGTAAAGGTTCTAACTCAGTTCTATTTTGCTGAGTTTTATAGTTTTTATTATTGTTTAGGATTAACCAACGTTTTACAATAGTACCAAAATATGAATATGCTTTAGTTCCTTTAGTTTGGTCATATAAATGAATTTTACTTAAAAGAAAAACAATAATTTCATGTTGTAAATCTTCAATATTATCTGTTTCAGTATAATAAAATTTATAAGTATGGATTATATTTTCTGTAAGTTTAAAGAAGGCATAGTGAATCTTATCTTGGTAGATTTGACTTTTCTTTATTTCATCAGTCGTACCATTATACAGTACGATAGCATTTTCAGTTTCTTTAGTAAAATATACGTTTGACTTTTTTTTTCTAGGCATTCTTTTTCAATTTAAATACATTGAGGCTATTTTGAATTTCTTTTACACTTGTAAAAAACCAACCAATTTCATCATCACTTTTAAATAAACCTCGCTCATCAACTTTTTTTAATCTCTTATCTGCTTCACTAATAGCATTATTTAATTCTAAGAAATATTCATCATATGATACTACGGTATCTTCTAGTTTTTCATTTTTAACTAGAAGATTCCATGTAGTATATCCTAACACAACAATTATAATACTTAATATGATTATAGTTAATATCATAAATTATCTAACATATTTTTTAAGTTATCGCTCTTTATACTTGATAAAGCTTTTGTTTTAATAGATGTCTTTTTTTCAGATTTAGACTCTACTACTTTTTTAGGTACTTCATTTTTAAGTTTAGGTAACCATTCTTTTTCAAACTCAATTCGAGCGGCCATTAAATCTGCTTGATGAAGAATATAAGGTAATGCTGTTCTTGGTTTTTGCTCTGGCATGAAAGTAGATAAATATTTTTTATTTCCTTCATCATAAAGACCATCATGAGTTTGAATAGCTACCATTTCATTAAATGAATATCTAACTCCATGACTTTGAAGTAAAAATAAACTACGATCTGGGACTGAAGCAAATGCTAAACGATCGTTAAATTTATAATCTTCTCCTAATTTATCTTTACGCCATTGATCAGTCTGAGGAATATATGATTCATGTTCACTGTCTCCAATTTTACCTAAATCATGATTAAGAGCTGAGAATACTAATTCTTCAATAGTATAAGTAGAAGCGTCAACTCCCATCTCTTCCCACACTTTATGAAGTTTTAAAGCACAATCTACAACACGAAGAACATGATCAACATATCCGCCTGGGAATGCGTTATGATATTCTTTCTTATGTGAAGCCGGCATTAATATGATTCGATCCTGGTATTGATTATAAAAATCTAATAATTGAGAACGACGAGGTTCATCAATATATGCTTTAATAGTTTCTTCAAGATCAATCCAATTTTGTTGAATTTGTTCTGCAGATAACATATTAGAAGCGGTTTAATTCATTTGGACTTAAATCTTCACGATCAATTAGATCCTGGAGTTCATTAATTAGTTCTTCAGATTGAGTAACAACATCTAAAAATGTTTGTACTGGTTCTCCTCTGGAGACGATAAATTTAAGAGTCTTCATTTTAGCCTCTAGATTATCTAGTTTATTTGAGATTAAGTTTCTGTTTCTCATTTTATATATTGTTTAAAATAGTTTATTTCGTATCCCTACCACCCGTTGTGCTACATCACGCTTCCTCATTTCCTTCTCTCTCTCATCTACGTGCTGTAACGCGCTCTATTTTTACCCCGTTACCCGTGGTATAAAGATAATAATAAAATTATGTAAAGCCAAGCCTTTTTGCTAAAGAGTTTCTAAAGAGTCTAAAATCTTTTTTAGCGCACCACACGCCTCATACTCTTCATACTCTTCATAAAAGAATATGAGTTCATTTAAGACTCTAACTAAGTCATCTTTTTTTCTAAAACTACAGTAATCTTGTAGTGCTTGAATATGTTCTTGATTTGTTAAATCTAATTTAGCTAAATAATCAAAACATTTAGCATTCATCATATAATCCCCAGCCCGCTTTATATCATCAGCGTCTAACTGGGGATTTATGTCATTAAAAAGATTTAATATTTGTTTATTAAAGACTTTATGATTAATATATAACTTACAAGCCATACTAATCCAATATAAAGGATGATCTTTATATTTATCCTTTACATAGTCGTCTAAAGAATCACTATTTGACCCTTCAGAAAAAAATCCAAATATTTTATTTACATCCATAGGTTATTATAATATCATAAATATAATAACAAGGATTAAAAAATCCAACCGTTATTTCCAAGGTGTATATACCGGAGCGCCAGCTGCGTTACGAGTACACTTTAAAATCATTTTACGTTGAGGACCTTTTGCAGAATAAGAAACGTGAACCCAATCAGGATTAGTATCGTTACCATATTCCCAAATCAATTGATCAAAGTTTAAATTACCTTTAATGTATTCAAATACCATTTTATTAGTAATACCTGTAGGCATTCCATCTTGATCTAAATCTAAAGCTTCACCT